AGTATTATCATAATAATATAATTTATATGAACCTTCTCCTGCAGGATTATGACAAATAGTACGAGAAATAAAATAATTACCTTTCATTTGCGGCTCTCCGCCTAATTCTGCGACTAATTCATATATTTGTTCTATTGTTAGTGATTCTTTAAGTTCATCTTTATTGTATTTATACATTCTTCTTTTATCTCTTTTTTAATTTGTTTTAAATAATATTCTTTTTTACTCCATGGACATTCTGAACAAGAATACATTTCATAAGGTCCGCATCCGCCTTCTCTATAACATTTCATATTAAACTCCTTAAAATGCACTACTTTCTATTTTTGGTTTAATTGTAATTTTTAAATCATCAATAGGAATTAATTCATATTGATAGTTAGTAGCAAACATTGGCTCAATTTTACAAGTTCCTCTATTAGCTTTACACCATAATAAAATATCCTTATATCTACCTCTACGATTTTTATAAACAGATATTTTAATTTGAGGATTTTGAAAACCGCCACCTTTAATAACCTCTGCTAAAGCTGTTAAATCATTTTGACTAGCTTCGAGCATAATTAAACCTAAATCGATTTTATCTGCAATAGACTTAGCTCCACGAAGTAAATTTTGGTCATATTGTTCCGCGGTTCTATAGTCAGCATTTAATTGAGTTGCAGTCATAATAAAAACACCATATTGATTACAAATATCTTTTAAACGAATAGAAATCATAAAAAGAATATTATCTTCACGAAGTCCTTTTACTCCAGCCTTAGAACTAATTTCTCCTAATATTTTCATACTTGAATGAATATAATCAAAGAAAATATATTTAGTTCCATAGTCACGAATTCCGCGTTTAATAGTGTTTTCTATATCTTTTAAAGAAAAGTCTGGAAGCTGTTCAACATATAGAGGGCATTTCTTTAAAAGATTAGCTGCATAAACAACTCTATCCCATTCACCTACAAAGTATTCTCCATTAATAATATGTTCTTCATCTACATCAGATAAAAAAGCTATCATCATAGTCTGGATTTCATCTAATTCTTGCTCTGTTGTGATAAACATTGCAGGTTCTTTGGTTCCATTTTCAATCCATTTCTTCTGTTCACTATCATAAATCTTATCGCAAGCAATAGAACAAACATCAGCAATCATACTACGAGTTTTACCTACACCAGTTGCGGCAGAGCGTAAATAAAATTTCTTTAATCTAGCTCCTCTTGATACAGTATTAATAAGTGGACCAAATAATGGATAACCTAATTCAGGAGTCTCTTTTAACCTCTCTAAAAGCTCTAAAGCACCCTCTCCCGCGTTAGTTAATGTACTTTGAGCATTATCTGCATAAGTTAATCTTACATCTGTAATTTTTTTATCTATTAAATCAGCAATTTCTTCAATAGATGTATTATCTAACCAATCCTCTTGTGCCTGTTTCTTTTTTATATCTAAAATATTATCAATATCATATAGCCAAGATAAATCCATTCCTGCAACTTCATGATACATTCTCATTAAAGTCATTTTTTTCATTCTTCCATAATAATAATCAAAAGCAGCAAGCTGTGTTGTTTGACTAATTTTTTGAATATACTCTGGACCTTTATTGGATTTATATATAGCTAATTTTTTTGGTCTTTGCTCTAAATAATCTTCTATTGCATTTAAAGAAATTTCTTTTGCTCCAAGAGCATGAAGATTATAAATAGACCCGAAAAGAATTTTATGAAATTCTTCAGTAAAATCTTCTTCATTAAAAAAATATTTATCATCTTCATCTAATAAAGATGGACTGTTATATATTGCGCCGATTACCTGAATAACGCTTGGAATATCTACATATTTACTCATTTTCTTGCTCCTCATCTTCAAGATTAAATAATTTAATTGCTCTTGCTTGAACAGTCGGAGCAAATATTTCAATAGTTTTTATTTTTGGTTTATAATCGTTTATATCTTTTTCTTCATTAGCTAATTTTGCTAAATATAAACTATAATAATAATTATAAGCATCCTTATATATATAAGGAATAATACCAATTCCACCATTGGCTTTTTCAATAGAATTACCTTTAATTTCAAAAAAATAAATTAAAGCTTTTAACATTCCACTATATGAATAGTTATATTGTTCTTTATATTCTTTAATTTGTTTTCTTATACGAACATTAATATATTCTTCTCCAAAAAGTTTCATTATATAATCTTCAAGAGCAATTAAATCTTGGTCTTTTTGCGGAGGTTCGATATTTTCTCCTGTCAGACCAGCTTTTTCGGCACAAGCTTTATGAGCATATCTTCTAGCGGAAACTAAAATACAAGATACTTTATCTCTATCAAATTGATTTCCGCAAACTTTACATTTTACCATATGCGCCATATTTACATACCTCTTAACTTTAATATTCTATAATATAATTATATCATATTTTTTGAGAAAAATCAAAATGAGGCGCGTCAATTAAGACCACGCCTCATTGTTATTTATTTATTTTCAGCTACTAATTCTTTTAAATCAGTAACAATTAAATCTAATGCTTCAGTTTGTTCTCTTGAACATTGATTTACTTTTTGACCTTTACCTAAATACTTATCAGTAATTTGAACAATTCTAGGCTGCCAATAAGAATTAAATTCATTTTCTTCTACAGTTTCAATTAAACTATTTACGATAGAATTAAATGTTTCAACTAATTCATCGAAGTCTAACTCCTGAGTAGCAGCAGTATATAAATTAGTTCTTTCATCTGTAAAATATTCAGTTCCATCTTCTTCCATCTGTTTATCAATCGCATCTCCAATTGCTTTAACTAAAGAGTTATAATTAAAATCAATATAATCTGGAGTATATTTAAAACGACTTCCAGCTACGTATCTTGGAGTTCCACGCATAAATAATTTTGTAGAAGTAACACCTGCATCATCTTGAACTGCTCTTGAGTAACCAATAATATCCTTTATTGAACCCTCTCTTTCGAGATATTTGTTAGGGAATAGACTATATCATCATCCGCATATGCGGAGCCCAGTACTTTGATTTAAGGGATTCTCACCCACTTTTTATAAAAAGCCCTACTCCTATAGCGGAAATCTCATCCGCAAATGGATAGTCGTTGAACCTTCCTCTATTCGAGGCTCGGCTGCTGATTGCCCAATCTTTCTAATTTTTAAACATTCACATTTGATTATTTTTCATATCTATGTTGTAGTTTAGAAAGCTCTAAGGGTTTTCCAGCAATTCTCTGGGTTTGCATAACAAATTACTTTGTTATGGTGCAATATATATCATATTTTCGTTTTAATCTTGTATTTTCTGTTGAATGTTCATATATTTTATCAAGTATAGATTTAACTTCTTTACCTTCTTTAGCAATAATATAATTACCATTTCGTTCACAAATTGAATTATTAATATTTAAGATTTCTTTTATTTGTTCAATACATTTTTTACTTCCACTAACAAAACTTAATGAAGGAATGTTATTTCTTTCTTTTCTAATATGAATACATCCATCTGCATCCATAAACCCTCTTATAAAATCCATTTGATATTTTTCATCAATTTTATTTAAGGGTATTTCAAATATTTTAGTTTTATTAGGAACTATATTATATTCTGCTAAATAATTTCCAAGTTCTTTCGAATTAATATCCATACGAGAACATTGACAATTATTGTTATTAGTTCTTGAAGTAATATTTGCGTTACTTTCCATAAATTCTCTAAAATGTTCTAAAATATCTGAACTATCATTTTTTAATTCAATTCTAAGTCTTCTACCTTGTTCTTGAACACTTCCATCTCCCGCAATAAAACCTAACCAATAATATTTTTCATGTGATTCTGTTTTTATTTTTTCTATATTAAAGAAATATTTTCTTGGCATATAAAAGTTCTCCTTTTTATTATTTCAATAATATATTAAAACTTGTGGGTGACGTTTAATACATTTTGTCCGAAACTTATGCTACAAGTTTACACATACGAGATACAATATTACGAGGTTTAGCACCTAATGTTGGAACAATTTGATTAAATTCTTGACCTTGTTCATCTTTAAATGTTTTATCTACTGCATGACTAATAAGAACTAGACCATAATCCATTTGAACAATGCTTCTTAAACATTCATCAAATTCTTTTGCTACTAAAGTATATCCTTTCAATTTTGTTATCGTAAAGCTTTTTATCTTTACTTCTTACACTTCTTTTTCGTGTAAGTTCAGCATATCTTTTCATCTTAATGCCTAAGATGTCGTAGTCTCTTGGGAAATTATTTCATTAAAGGTTTAAATAATTTTCAAATTTATCTTTCTTTCTTTTCATAAAAAGAGAAGATTCTGTGTTATAAATTAAATTATATATCTTTTTAATTTTTTCTTCTCCATAGCAATAAATTCTATATATATCAACATTTTTCTTTTGCAAAACTGTGTACTGAGTTTCAATACCTTGCTCTTTTAAAAATTTTTGAATTTCTAAAATAATTTCAAAAGAACCTGAATCTATTTGCCAAGTAAGAGAACTTCCTTTTTTAATAGAGCCATCTCCATCAAATAGTCCTCTAATATAATCTTTATAATATTCTTTTTTCAAAAGACGAGGAAAACCATAATTACTATCATAAGTTTTATTTGGAATAATTTTGTATTTAGCTAAATCTTTTTTAATTTCAGCTGAATAAAAATATAATTTACTATTTTCATAACCTTTTGCAGTTTCATAATCTTTTACTGGTCTTTGATTTTCAATAGTTGAATTTAATTTTTCAAGGAGTTCTTTATCCCTTCTTTGAAGTTCAATATAAATTTGATTTTCATTCCTATTTACACAACCATCTGAACCAAGAATCCCTATCCAGTAAGCCATATCTTCTGACTGCTCTTTAAAATAGTTATGATTTACAAAAAATTTATTTACATTAGTTTCCTGTATACTTTTAATAGGAATATTATACTTTAAAAGAACTTTTTTAACTACTTTATCACTCACAGGAATAAAAGCTCCTGATTTTTTTTGTCCATATCAAAGAATAGTATAATTATAAATAATTTGTTNNTCCTTTAATGTTTAAGTTTCCTATGCGTTGCGTGTGTTATATCTTTTAGAATATAACTTCCACTCTGATTCCCATTTCAGGGTTCCAGTTTTCTACTACGATTTTTCCTATTTACATCACTGTAATATAGGTGGCAAATTTTATCTACCAAAAGGAATGTCTCCAATTGCATCTACACCAAAACCGCCATCAGAACGTTTTGCGTTAGCGCAGATATATTTTTCACAAAGGTCATATGCAATATCAACAGTATCAATGATAATAGTTTCAAATTTTTCTTTTACTTTTTCATCTTTTAACTGTTTTAATACTTTTCTAAATTCCGCCCAAGAATTAACTGGTTGAGCCATTGCTCCAGGAATAGCATTATAACCTTTTTCAAAAGCTAAAAGCATATGTCTTGGAAATTTTGTTTCAATAGTTGTTTTACCCAATGGTTATTAACTGTAAGTTTTTTATCTTACACTCTG